AACTGATAGGCTCCTGACGCACTAGAAACCGGATTCTGTGCACCGTAGTCATTGCCAGATTCTTTCATCCTGATGGCTTCAAGAATAGCTTGATTAGATACAGGCACTTGTGACTGTGCATTAGAACCGATATCAGTTCCAGCTACCTTAGTAGCAGTTTGTTCTTGTTTTGCTGGAACTGCCATGGCCGCGGTGTCTTCAGCAGCCGACTCGTTAAATGCATCATATATTGAAGTTGCTATATCAAATATATCAAACCCAATAAATGCTATACTTGCAAGAATTACTAATATTCCAGGGATAGCTCCAACACCAGTAGCTGTAAGTAATAACCCAGCAACGATTCGTGCAAGATACTTTCCAACTTTAGCCATTAGACCTTTGCCGAGTTTACGGCCAAGAATAACTAGGAACTTGCGTCCACGTCGTGATGCTAACCAACTAGTACCTTTTCTAGTAGCGGCTTGTACGCCTGCAATAGAAGACGAACCTGCCGCTCGACTTAGTTGTCCTGCTGACTGGGCAGCAAGTTTAGTAGCCGGTAATCTTTTAGCAATACTTCTGGCAGCAATTACGCCGGCAGCTGCAGATAAACCAAGTCCGGCGGCAGACATTGAACGGCTTTCTTTAATTGGTTCTCCATTTTGATCGATTAGAACGTTGCCATCCGCATCAGTTTTATATTCACCACCAGAAAACGATGAATATAAACGGCTGATGACATGCGATGCAACTATACCAATAAGTCCACCCTTTAGTCGACCACCTTTACCACCAAAAATGAACCCGGCAAGGCCACCGAGACCAATAAACGATGCCATATCGCCAAGCCAACTAAATTTGTTTTTAAATTCTTCGACGTTCTGCTTGAGTGCATCAAATTCTTTTTGATCTAATGCTGCCGCAACTAGAGAAGCAGCGCCACCTAGAATTAAAGCAAACTTAGCAATTGTTGCTGCAGTGCCTGCACTATCCTTGACATTAGATTTAAAACCAGATAGTCGATCTTTAATGTCACTGAACGTAGTAGCTGATTTGGTTTCAATAATCGCTTCTCGCTCGACTTGTGCTTGTTCTTGGTAAGAGCGTCTTTCAAACTCGACTTGTGACTTGAGAGATTTGTCGATTGATACTAGATACTTTACAGCCGTATCTAACAATGCCTCTGTTGGCATCTTACTAGATACTTGTGGCTTTACAATAGCTTTTGGAGCTGGCAGTGTACCACCACCCGTAACTTTTTGACGGCCAGCAGTACCTGCCATTCCAAATTTGCCAGTTATAACATTGCTGCTTGGATTAGAAGTGTTTTGACTGGCAGTGCCGGCACTAGTAAGTGCTTTCCCAGCAGTACCAAGAGCCTGACCAGTCTTAGACACAACGCCATAAGCACCAGATACGGCACTGCCAACAGCACCTACTAATGCTTTGGCTCCTAATCCGACTGCTATTTTATCGAGCATTACGTTTTTCTACTCTCTATCTCTTGCTTCTGCTGTTCTAAGAACTCCAATAACATATCAACATAGAGATCTCTCTCGTATGGTATCAAACCTTCAATTTCACTGATTGAATATTTATGATGCTGAGCCAAAGAAAATACCATTGAATAGTATCTTGCTAGGGTTGTGTGACTCAGCCCCACATAAAAAAATCTTTGAGACTCGTCAATTCAATCGAACGTGGACTCTCGGCTTTGTTGGTATATTCAATCTTATGGTATAAGCGTGGAACACTTTCAAAGAACTCACGAATCTTTTCAAATGTCTTGACATCAAGACCATCTAAGAATTCAGAGATCTCTTGTTCACTGAAGTCGTCAGCAACGTATACGCTATCTTCGTCATAGATCGTATCGATACAGTTGACAATAAAGAAGGTCATTAGATCGACCTCATTATCGAATCCACCCATCTTATCAGTGATAGATGCCGATGGATATTTCATTGTCATGCCAACGTTATCAGTGATTTTGATCTTTGAGTTGATTCTTTCTGGCATATCAATCTCGATAGTATCAAGATCCAGATCAAAGTTGTACACTTCATCATCTTCTGTATCACGATAAGAAAGCTTTACAACGTTATTAACGGACTTAGCACGTAACTTAAGGAAGGCGTACTCGATATCAAAGATAGCCAATGTATCTAGATCTAGATCGTCTTGGATACAGTTGTTCAGGATCTGCTTGATAGCTCTGATGATTTCACTGTCATTGCCACTTTGTTGTGCAATTAAAAGGATCTTTTCTTCTTTGACAAGGAAAGGTCTGAATGTGACCTTCTTCCCTGTTGAAGGGATGACCATATCAAATAGCGGCTGATCAATTTTTGGTAAAGGCATTATAATACTCCATTATGTTAAGGACCAAGAACTCTATTCTGTGGTGAATTAGGTGGTACGATTACTCCGGTAGGAGCGGTTTGTTTAGATTCGGTTGCATTTGGACGAGATGCGTTTGCAGTCGTCGTAATGTTTTCACCAGTAGGAGATCCGGCAGCATCGGATGCAGCCGCCCCACCCTTATCGGTTGGCTGTCTTCTCTCCTCGTATGGGCTAACTAAGGCTTCAAGGTTATCATAAGATACTTGGTCAGATACTTTTTGAGGAGCTTTCATTCTCATATTTACATATGCAAAATTAACGGTAAGCTTCTGGATCTGATTCTCATCTGACCATGAAAGATTTATCGATTGAATATTCATTGGGAAGACATCAAACATTTCATATTCAGTTACGACTTGTTGTTGTCTATTATATACGTAAATCCTGACGATAGGATTAGTATATGCGTCTTTGTATCCGACTTCAAACGGTGAGTAACCGCCAAGCTTATCTCGGTACGATGAATTGCTGATTGTGGTTCCATCTCCGCTTATACCTGGTGAATCGTGGGAAACAATCGTGTTCATCCATTGATGCATAAAGTCGATTATCTCAGACTTACTGTCAACTAACCATGTCATAGACACATCACTGAACTGGACACCATATGGAACCTTCTCTACAGGACCATATCCGTATCTACGAATGTTCTCTTCCTCAAGCAATGACGGCGTTGGAAGGATAACGTTTTCACATCTCATGACCAACGTACTTCTTTTGTTTGTTACGAAGTTTGTTAGTGGTTGGTTTTCAGGAAACCCATTTCTGAACGGTGCAAAAGTTACAAGATACGAGTGAGACGGCAGTACGTCTTGATTAAGAACTTCTGTTAAAAAGCTGTTGAGGTTGAAAACTTGCTTTGATGCTGCACCGGCAGTTTGCGTTCTATCTGCTTGGTTTACAACAGCGGCATTACTAGGTTCGAGTTCTTGATCGCTTGGCTTCGGTGCCGTTGAAAAATCAAACGGCTTTGGCGTTTGCTGCGCTGCCGGCTTTGCGTTACTTACAACTTGTTGTGAAGATCTATCACTGCGTACTGGCTTTTCTTCATCTGCTAAGATTTTTTTCACCCTTACAGGAACATAAGCATTTCTCAAATCTGTTTCGGCTTGGCGTCTAATCGCGTCACCCGCTCCAGCGCCACGCGCGCCAGCTGCATTTTTGATTTCATTTATTCTTTGGTTAAGAGCTTTTGTTCCTTCTGGTTCTAATAACCATAAGTTATAATTTTGATTGGCTCTTATTGTGGCATCAGCTGTTCTTCTGTTTTGCGCATCAGCTTTTAAGTTTGAAGTGCCACCCTTTCTTCCACGCCCATCATAATTACTAGGACTGGCAGTTCTTTGGCCTTCGACAATAGGTTGAAATCGATTTGACATTACTTCCTAACCCCTAGCATCTTCTTTGATTGACTCCATACCTGAGTCTTAGTCTGTTTGACAAAGCGTTCTGTTGGCAAGAACAAAGCAACGTCCCATTCAGACGGGTAAATGTACATGAACCTAGAACGTACGTGGTCGTCAAGATAATGCTTTACGCATGGTTCAAAGAACTTAAGCTTCGATACCGACTGTAGAAGCGAGTAGTTCATCTTAATCTTAGTAGACTCGTCATATCGTGTGTTGTTGGCATAGTCATATAGTCCATCCATCAGTCTTGCACGAAGTTGTGGTGGAAGGTAGTGTAGGTTCAAACCATAGAATCCACCTGGCACCTTACGAAACGGAAATACCAATGGAAACCTGTCATAATATGCTAGTTCATCTTTCCACTTAGGATCGTAATAGAACATATACATCTGGCCGATGATTAGTCTTGATTGCAACCTTGACTGGTCACCCCTCATGAGCTCACGTTCGTTTATACGTGAGATCTTTTGTGCAGTGTCACGAAACCAGTCACGGGCTTGCTGCGTACGTGCAGGTATCTGTCCAGCACGAACACCCTGTGTAATGATTGTGTCGAACACTGTTGCCATTAAAACGTGATTCCTAGTTCAATTTCCGTTAAGATCTCGAACTTCCATCCTCGATCTTTGCAATAGTTAGTTGCAGCTTCCCATTTGCTACTATTTATCCCCCACGTCTGGACCTCAGTAATATACCGCTTATTAGGTTTGCCAGACTGTACTTTAGGAGGTGAACACTGTGCTTTTGGTTTAATCTCTATAATAACGGTATCTATTTTACCGTCAGGTGTCTTCTTCTTGACAGTAAAGTCAGGGAAGTATCTATGGATTCTGCCGTCAATAGGAGATCTATAAGGAATGATTAGTTCTTCACTTCCCCATTGCACTACACCAGGATGACTATCTAACCATCCCATGAATTTTAGTTCCCACCTACTTCTGTAGATAATATTTGTCGGATCACCAAGATACTTTTGAGGGTTCCTTGGTTGAAACTTTCCTTTATATGCCATTTTCTATTTATAAATAGAATCGAACAGAAAATAAAAGAGAAGCCAATGGCACTTATTAATCTTAATATAAAAAGTTTCAAAAAAGATCAGGGCGGTATTGCTAATAGACTGATTAACAAGGCTATCAACAAGGTTGAACAGAAATTAGAGAACGCCGTAGAAGATGCTTTTGCAAAGGGTCTAAAGAAAATCGGCTTATCTGATTCTGTTGCAGGGGAACTATCTGCACGATTCGGTGATGCCTTCTCTAACGGCAGAGCAGATGACTTCTTTAAGAGCTCTACAGCCGAACAAAACCGCGTTACACCTAAAGAGATTGAAAACCGTCTTTTGGCGGGTGAAGCAGAGACAACGTTAGATGCTGTACAAAAGATTAACGAGTCGAGCATTAAAAACGCTGAAGTAATGCAGTTCCCAGATCAAATGGGCAAATACTATATGTCATTGGACTTCCAAAGCTATGAACGCCCAAGTCCTCAGATGGCAGCTGTCTTTAAAAGATTCAAGACTATTCA